TAGAGAAAGATGGATAAAATTATTCGAAACAGTTAAAAATTCCTTACATTTTACGCTCATAGATCGTTTTCGCACAATTAATGAATGTGCACGATTAATGGGTGTTAGGGGACAACGACTTTTATCAGCAAATATTGATAATGATGAAGGTCGGTTTGTTACACCACGCAAAAGCATTCATCAAAAGTGGGATGAAACATTAAATTTAAAATTTTTTAAGACTGGCGAATATACTATTTGTCCACGTGCTATTACTAATATTAGTGCTGAAATTTTAGCTATAATGAGTCCTCCAGCTCGAGCTGTTGCTGATGCGTTACACGACACATTTGACGGGAAAGTGCATAGTTTTTGTGGAAAACATATTGTTATACATTATGCTTCTGGATACGTTCAAAAACAACTTAATGAACTGGGTTTTGATTTGCAAACGCATGATTATGTCATTGCGGTTGCGGGTGATGATTCGGTTGTTAAAAATCAAAGTTGTTTTGGAGAGGGTGATCAAACTAAATTTGATCAATCACAAGATGATCCCCCAATCCAAGAATTTATTTTACCTATATATAGATTATTGGGTATATCAGAAGATATTTTGAGATATATAGAATGGTGTTGTGATTCTCCTTATAGAATCCGTCGTCCGCATATGCTAATAGAGGGTGATCCTGGTACCGAGATGGGCACTGGGATAAGTGATACTACTAATATCAATTCATTAAATTGTCTTGCTATTTTTCTCTATTCTTTTATGGAAGATATTCCTGTCGAATTAGCCGCTAAAAAATTAGGATTTACATGTAAATACAAAATACGTGATAATGTGTTAGGTCTTAGTTTTTTAAAAGGATGGTGGGTCAATGATTTAAATGCAAATTTAATTTGGTTGCCTCTGCCGTCTGCAATCCTTAAATTGGGTAAAACTTTAACCTCTCCAAGAATGATTGCTAGTTATAAAAAACGTTCTAAACGATGTTATTATAGTGATACATTGTCTATTAAAATGGTAGCTTATGCTATGGCAATGACCTATGGTAATGTTCCTTTTGATTATCCTATTTTGGGGGTTTTCATATCAAAATTATATGAGTTAGGAACAAAGAATGAAAAAATAACAGTGCAATTTTTAGAGGATAGAAATTGGCCAAAAATAAAAATATTGGATGCGCGTGTCTGTGTAAAAACCGTGCTTGATTTGATGAATGAAAGATATTCATTTTCTTTCAAAGAAATTTTAGAAATTCATAAGATGATCAAGAACGTTACTAATTTACCTGTTCTATTAATCCATGAGGCTTTTGGAAAGCTCATGGTTGATTATGAATAGGTGGATTGGTTAAATTAAATCAAGACCCGAAAGGGTCTTGTCAGCAACAGGGTTTTCCCGGAGATTAACGATCTTCCTGATGTGAGTTGTGGGTTTTCAATTTTTAGAAAAATTTTCATTAGAAAATTTTCACTGGATTTAGGTTTAGCAATCGCTCCTCTTATTCCTGCAGTTGGTTACGTCGCTGCGAACGCTTATTCAGCTTTAAACAAACGTTATATTGATTTTTGGGAAAAACAAAATTTAGAATTTCCTTTAGAAACTCTATATCGAAAGGTTTCAGGCTCAAGAAAACCAACTCATCAAGAAGAGATAGAACATATTTTAGGTCACGATAAATATCGTAATTATCAAATTCCGACCGAAAAATTATTGATTGAAGAACTTTCAAAAGATATTGTCAAAGATACAGAAAATATTGTAAAGAATCTTCCAATTCCCAGTGAAGAACCTATTGAAGAAGCACCCTTTGTTATAAAACAAGAAGAAACAATGCCAAAAGTTATTGTTAATATTCCAAAGAAGAAAAATAAAAACAAAAAGAAAAAGAATAAGAAAAAAGGTGGTCCAAAGAAAGGAAAAATGGTTGGTGTTGCAAGAAGTGTCGTTTATAAGAGTAATAGACAACGAGTAAAAGTTCGAACGGATTCGAGTGTTATAGCTGGTTCTGATTATTTAGGACCAATTACAACTGGATCTATTGTTACTACCGGCACTTCTTTATACCAATTTAATTTAAATCCACGTCTTATTCCATGCGCTAGAATAAATCAATATGCTGGTTTATTTGAAAAATATAGATATACACGCGCTACTGTTAAGTATACTGCTGATTGTGGTTCGGCTGCTGTTGGGCAAATCGTGGGATTTTTTGATCCTGATGGTGATACAACTAATTATGTTGGTACTCAACGCATTCAAGATGCAATGGCTCATGATGGTAAAAAATCATGGAAAGTTTGGGATGATGCTACTTTTAGTATGCCTTTTTCCAAAACTGAAAAGCTTCAAACTTTTTGGATAGATCAAACTGGATCTAATGATGTTAATACGACAATCCAAAATCAAGCTTTTGTGCTAATTGTATCTCCTCCTTCTACAACTCTCGCAATCGGAACGCTCACTCTGGATTATGAAATTGAATTTTATTATCCACGTGCATCACAAATTGGTACAGCTAGTACCGTTGGAGCTGCGGCTAAATATTTTTGTGTTGCTAGTAGTAGTGCTGTTAATCCTGCTGGGACTGTGCTCCCTCCATTTGCTGAAGTTTGGAGTACCATAAATCCTGTATATACAATAACAGCATCAAATTCTGTTTTTGGTTTTTCAAATCCTTGTAGTGTTACTGTTACTAGTGTTTTTAATGGAACTGTTTTAGATGTAGTGGCTGCGGCTGCTTCAACTACTAATGGATCTGTTATAACTGTAGATAATTATAGTACGGTTAATGCTGCTGCAACAAGAGTTTTATTTCATTTTCAATTTTACAATTATGCAACTATT